GCATCATTCGTCCATACCTGTGCTTCTTCCCCTTCTTCCACGACTCCGCGCCCCAAAGCCCTGCCGGATACTTCCTTCCACGCAAGGTATTTGTATGGCAATTCCTTTTCGTCTGCCCAATATAAATGCTCTGATTTTGCGCCTTTTACGCAATAGAAATGTACTTGCGGTGAATAATCGGAAGCATCGGAACATTCTGCATCATCTGATAAATAATCTACAGGAAGTTTTCCATGCACCTCCCATATTTCAATCCTTTCATCTGTTCTTGTGTATCCTTTCTTTCCATATAATCCTATGGCTTCGTCGATGTTATTCCATACATCGCTTTTCTCTCGTAATTCATTCGGTGTCATATAATGCTTCTCGATGATAATTCCATTAAGAATATCTACCTGATCCGTAATGAGGTTCTTCCATACAACAACCTTGGCTTTCATTTCTTCCCCCTTCTCCTTGCACTTCTTCACAATAACCCCGCCATATCTTGAGCGTGTTTCGCCAATTTCATTTAGGGTCTTTGCAAAATTAGACTCTTTCATCCAGTTATAAATCTCATGGTTGAATAAGAATGATTTGTCATACGATCCTTCATTATCTGCCTCCACTCGAATATCCTTAGTATCAATATCTGTAGCGACAACCGCCGTATCTACCATTGAGTTTACTATATTGTAAAAAGGCTTGTCTCTGCCTTTTGAATCTTTACCCCCATTCAAGAACTTGGAATTAGAATAAAACTCCACTAAACGGATCATCTCATTCTGTGAAAACACAAGACCATCAGTGATCTGAATGGTGCCGTTCTGATAATCTGATTCGATTTGTTTAAGCTCTGTGATTAGTTTCATATAATAAAAAGGGGCTGACCGTTGTGGTCGCCCCCATTCTTTGGTTGGCTTTTATATAATTGTCTTTATTATACCATATTCTTTATCTTGTGTGCAATGTTTCTTTATCGGTCAAGATGACCTTTGAGCTTCTTACGAGTAAATAATTGTCCGCCTTACCTTGTTTATCCGCGGTTATGATTAACTGCTCAAATGGTTTGAGCGTTCTCAATACTTCAATAATAATCATTTCGTTTACTGATATGTTCTCGGATTTAAATCCTTTATCGAGCATGATTTATTTGGCTTCCTAATCTCGCTTTATGTTGTAATAATAATCTTGTGGTATCTCCTCTGTCCTCCGGCTGATTATTTGTTATCGCCATTCTCAGGGCATCCATCGCGTGATCATTCTCTTTTATTGGGTTTTCGTATTCATTCTTGCCGTCTTTCTTTTCAGGATAAGCGTATGTTTCTAATTCCCATATTATATTAACACAATTTTTGTGTATTTTCAACTTATTACGCTTGAATAGATCTCTCACTCGGTTTATGCCACTTTGTACTGAATCCTTACCTTTTAGAACCTCACAAACATTCACGCCTTTTGTGTTTAAGACAGCTATCGCAGATGGATTTTCAGGATCAGGATAAACTGCATTAAATTGACACGATCGCACATAATCAGCGATCTGTTCCTCTGTTCTCCCGGTCTGATACCATTCATCGTTTACCCAAAAATTATTATCATAATCTCGTTTGATGTGCACTACGGCACAGGGATTTGTAAACCCGAAATCAATTCCAGCAATGTATTCTGATATATTCCCCGGTTCAAAATCAAACAGATGTCTATTTCGATCAAACTCTTTATATACCAGCCCCTCGGTCTTTCTAAAGTCAGCATTTATTTCTTGAGCAAATCTATCTTCTGTCAACTCTTGTTTTTGTTTGTCAATTTCTTCTTTTGGTATGTGCGGATTGTCGTATGTAGTAAAGTGAAATGATTTATAATCGGCGTCTTTTTCTTGTAAATTGTAAAGATCATACCAAAAATTAAAACCTTTTGGGGTGCTTATAAACAAAACCCTTCCTATTTTATCTGTAAGAGTTGGCCTTATCACCTCCTGCCATGCACTGATAAAACTACGATACATGGCAACCTCGTCTAAAACCAAAAAATCATATGCTTGCCCGCGTAATGATTCTATTGATTCAAAGCCCTTTAAACTTATTTTAGAGGTTGTTCCGAATTTGTTTGGCACGACCATTTCTAACCGCGTTTCGTTTATCGTTGGACTTGGCAGGTCTTGTACTCTTTTCTTCAGTAGTTCCCAACTAATCTCCCTTGCCTGTCCATATGTTGGCGCAACATAAGCTATGTTCGCATTATCCCTATTTGTTGCTTCATACACAAGTTCCTCTACTGCAAGAATTGTTTTCCCAAATCTTCTGCCAGCATTAACAACCCTAAATCTATGTGTGTCTTTTACAATTATTTTCTGTGATTTATGAAGTTGCATGTCTTTGCAGGTACTTTATGGCTTCTTTAAGCAATGCGAGATCATCTTTAAACTGACCAATTCCTGCATTACATGTTGTACATAGGAGTCCGTGAATTTTCTTTGATTTATGGCAGTGGTCTATTACTATCCTGTTTGCTTTTTGGAGACATATGGCACACCTGCTCTCTTGAATTGCTTTAATTAACTCATATTCTTCAAGTGTTATTTCATATGCTCTTTTTAAATAAGAACTCCTCCTTTTTGTTGAATTCTTCGCTCGCCATTTTTTATCATATTCTCTGTGGTATACTCTGTTTTTCTTATTCCAACCGGTTGCTTTCTTAATCAGTCTTTTCCTGTTTTTCTGATAGTACAATTTGTCCGTCTCTTTCTTTGAAAGACTCATCAAATGTAATGATTAATTTCTCTCCTTTTGATGTGATGTCGGTGTTGTTTGCGGGGTTCCCTTCCGCCATTTTCCATACCATTTCTGGATCTATATGATTGAGAAACTCTCTTTTTTCGTCATCGGTCATTTTGGCAAGCATTTCCATAGCCACTGTCTTTAGTCTTTTCCCTTTCGGCGCTCCTCCAGGATTGCCAGTTTCTCCTTTCTGCCATTGGTAAGGTTTAAGCCAGTCGTATTGTTTTTTATTCTGTTTTTCAGTATCTATATCCATTCCTTTGTTTCTATGGTATCCATTACTTTATCTTATCATACTCTGCTTTTATACCACCTATCGCGGAGCATTTTTGCACGCCATTGCTCTTGTGTTTTTGTATCACCTTCACTAAGAACAAATTTTTGAACTCCTTGAGAGAAACAAGTGTGCCAAGTGTATTTTCCGCTACCTCGTTTTTCTATAAATACTTTCATACATGGTAATTATAACATTATTTGGCTTCGTTCCATAGTGCTTTTAGTTGGGAGGAGGTTTTAATGTTCTTTGAGTCAAAAATTGCGTAGTGAGTTGCGGGGCGGTTATAAAGTCCTACGGCATCATCAAGGTTCTTAAATACTACCCCGTCTTTTCCTTGCGTTCGTGCTTTTTCAAGTTGTAGGTTTAACCACGAATCAATATCTCCTTCAGCAGAAAGTTCTTGCGGTGATTTTCCCTTTGCGTCTACTGTCAAAAAATCTCCTTTAACTACTGCTTCTTTAACATTCGCATTATCTAATCGCCTTTGATAAGTTGCGTCATAACCGCCCAAGTCATCAATTTTTTGTGTCAATTTATCCACCCTTACCCAGTCAGAATTTTTGCCGCTCTTTTGAGCAATTCGTTCCAGCACTTTTTGTTGTTCCAATAGTTTATTTATCGGCCCGCTTTCTGCGGCATAAACCAAATATGCTTTTGCCGTTGGAGCATCAGGAGTAAACCAAATAGCACCCTTGGCACTTTCTGCCCCGGTAATACTGCCCTTCATTGTGTCGCTAAATACATCAAACTTTTCTGAAGTTCCGTGTAAAACCGTCTCCCCCTGCCCCTTCACCCAATCATCAAAAGACTGACCAGAGGCTTTGGCTTTGGAGATGGAGGAGTCCACAGCAGGGGACTTAGGGGTGTTTACTTTAGTGTCTTTTTT